CATGAGAGCCGTCTAATGCCAGAGCTAAGTCAGACAGGTGCGTTTCCATTTGTATGCGAAGGTGGGTTAGTCCTTAATCAATCTACATTTATAATGAAACCCGGTCAAGCACTTGAGCTTCTTAACTTTGAACCTGACATTGAAGGTGGGTACAGAAGAATAACTGGTTTTAGTAAGTATGTAACTGCTGTTGTACCAGAAACAAGTTCAGCAAGTGAAGAAGTGTTATTGGTTGCAACTTTTGGTTCAAAGGTTGTTGCAGCAAGAGGTCAAAAGATATTTACTGCAGATGCAGGTGGATCAAGTTGGACAGAGATAGATACTGGTAGAACCAGTGCAAGCACATATGATTTTGAAAGATTTAACTTTGATGGTAACGATAAGTTAATTGTTGTAGATGGCAACAACGCACCAACCGTGTTTAATACATCATTTAGTGCAACAGATGTAAGTGAAAGCTCTGTATCAGGTGCTAAGTTTGTTACTGCATTTAAAGATCACATGTTTTATGCAGGCAAGTCTAGTACACCACAAGAGGTTATATTTAGCCAACCGTTTGATGAAGATGCGTTTAGCAGTGGCTCTGGTGCAGGTAGTGTAAAAGTAGACGACAC